AGGACTCGGTCAAAAAGTTAACATTCATCTCGTCAACGTCAGAGGTCATGGCTCCACCGGCTCCGCCTGTAATCCATGTCTTGTAACGACGGTCCTCAGTTTCAGAAGCACGATAACGAACGTGCAAGAAAGGACGCTTAGCGTTCTTGCCAAGAACTTGGTCGTATACAGTTGTAGAACCTGCGGGGACAAGCAGTCCGGCAATAGTCTGTGCGCTAGTTGCACCTGCTGACCATCCTTCGCTCAATCCTCCACGCATAGTGGGGTCGTTCAGGTACTTCCAATCAGACTTGTAAAAGTCATAACCACGACGGAATCCTGAGAACCCAAGGTTCAGAGCCATTTGCTCGTCATTGTCAAACAGACCGTAAGAAGTACCTCCGGCTCCGTAAGAGTTCTGAGCAGCAAGCATATCATCAATAGCGAATGAAGACTCGCGATTCAAGAAGAGTACGTTTTCTTCAATAGAACCTTGCTTATCCAAGCGAGAGATGATGTCGTCAAAGTCAGAAAGAGTAGTTGGATACCCACCACCAAAGACATTACCACGATTGTTTACCTCGTAGAAAACACCCTTAGTTCCCTTAAATCCTGCGGTAGCAGCACCTGAAGAGTTTCCTGTAGTTTCAGCAGGAACAGCTTCAAGCAAAGAAGTTTCCATGTAGTCTTCAAAACGGAGACGAGTCTCATGCTCAGACTTCATGTACCACAGGTATCCTGAAGCACCATTCTCAGTAGTCACTTCAATCCAACCAATCTGCGCCATGTCGGAACCTGTAACAGTATAGGTGTCCTTCATAATGATAGGATTGTTGTCGAAGATTTCGTCATTGGCCTCAAGAGTGTCAGCCATTGTAGCTGTTCCTTTCTTGAACTCAGAACCATAAACGAAAAGAGTGCAAATTGTATTTACAGCCATAACCTGACCGCCTGCTTCGTAGAAGCCAACAGTAATACGCTCTGCATTGCCTCCAACATTCGTTGCAGTTACAATACCCTTGTTAGCTCCACTACCATCATTTGCAACAATCATAACAGTTTGACCAACACGAATCGCAACGCCATTAGTCCCCAATGGATTTGAAGTAGGGTTGAGAGTGTCATCAATGTCAAAATTTGCAGAATCATCAGCAGCAGCCCCCAAAGCCTCAACATTGGTATACTTAATGTGCAGACGACCCTGCTCTGCCCATTTGATTTGGTCAGAAGTGGTTGGCATCTCAGCTCCTACCATACGGAGGAAAGCAGAGACAGAACGATTACCATAACGCTCAAACTCCTTTTCATAAGTATCAGGCAGATACTGATTCAAGAAATCAAAGCTAGTAATGTAGTTTGTCGGAAGCGTAAGCTTCTGTGGTGCGGGCTGTAGATTAAAGCCCGGCGTAGATAGTACAGACATTTTTTATTTTTTTAGTCTCGTTAACTTTTCTTGCTGCGTATTTTAAGTCCGCGCCCGGAGTCTGAAGGAACAGCGCGTATTGTCAACCCGTCTTTGCTGCGACTGCTTTCAGGAGCTTTTCTTGCTTCTGACATATCTACGTTTTTCATCTTACGCATTGTGTCATCAACGGCATTTGCCTGCCCTTGCTCATAAAAAAACTTCGCGAACTTTTCAGGGTTCAACGCTACAGCCAACGCTCGGTGGTATCCGACTGAGTCTTTGATAAGCCCTTGTTCATCCAAATACTTTCCTACAAAGGACATTGAATCTAAATGGGCATCCTTCGTCTCAGTAGCGCTACCGGTTGAGAAAGTGAAGTTTTTATCTCCAACAGTAAAATCAAAACCTTTGAAGTCACTATTGAAAACCTCGTCAGTCTTCTTAACGAAATACTCACGCTTCTTTTGATTCTCCTCCTCGAACGTCTTTGCCTCCTTCATATATTGTTGATAGGCTTCGTACTGCTCCTTATCAGCTTCCGGAACGACAGATGAACTTGACTCAAGTTTCACCTTGTACTGCTCCTTGTTCTGATTGAACCAATCCTTCGCCTGAGCAACCGCTTTCTTTTTCTTCAGCTTGACTTTCCTAATGTCATCATCATCGTCCAAGTCTTCATCGTATGAATACTCTTCCATGATGACCTCAAGGTCGTCTCTGTCTATTCCCTTTTCAGTAGCCAAAAGATATTCTTTCAGCCTTTCGTCTTCAGTCTTTTCATCAAACTCTTCTTGAGTTCTTATAAAATCAGAAAAACTTCTTCCTGTTTCCTGCTTAAACCTCATGTAAGTCGCAACATCTTCAGGAAGCTCAGGAGCTTCTTTCTTCTCCTGCATCAACTCATCGAAAGACGATATGTCCTTGTCGTACCTGTTCTTGATGTATGACAGCACATCTTCTTCTTTCAACTCAGGAACAACCTCCTCTTTACTTTCTTCAGCTTCTTGAATTGTGTCGTCGACGACACTATTCTCTTCCGCCTTATCAAGCACTTCTTGTTCCATCTCAGCCGCAGACTTTTCTTCGCCTGTGACTTCTCTTACTTTAATGTCCATTGTAGTTAGATTTAATGCAAATTTATGACATTATCTTGGAGAAAACTCAGCAAGGTCAAAACCATCTAAGCTATCCTCGTTAGATTCAAAGTTGATTGGAGGTAGATTGTTCTTCCTCTGCTCAATAAGTTTAGACTGCTCGGTGTTCTGTTGGCTAATTCTTTTTGCCTTAGCCTCCTCACGAGATTGTTCTCTATCACTCAAAGACTTGCCTTGCATAGCAGCCAACTGAAGGTTGTAGTTAAACTCTTCAGCCATAAGCTGTCTTTTCAGGTTTGCCTCGTTATTCATTTTTTCAATATCAAAAGCAGCTTCAGCTCTTTTGATTTCCATCTTAGCCTGAGTGTCTGCTTGAATCTTTTGCATAGCAGCTTGCGCAGCCATCTGTTGAGATTGCATTTGCTGTTGCGATACCATCGCCTGCTTATTCATCTCATTCTGTTGGTCCATCTCCTGCTTCTTGATTCGCTTAACCTTCAGCAGTTGATTTGCAAGCTTAGTATTCTTTAGCTCTCGAATGTCGATAGCATCTTCAAGATTGATGTCACCTTTCGATAAAGCCATTTGAATATTGGCTTCAAGCTGAGCTTTTTGCTCTTCGTCCGGAGCCACTTCCAAAAAGATACCAAAGTCGTAGATATAGAGGTCAGAAGTGTCGTTAAGAATTGAAACATTGTACTTGCCTATTTTATTTGCAAAGTCATCTTTAAAGTCTGCATACTCAAGAATGTCGGCAATCCTGTAAGACAAGCCCTCAGACATACGCTTAAACATATACAAAGTCGCATCAAGGATGTGACGAGTTGCTGTGTTTGAATTAAGAGCAGCTAACTTCTGAACACCAACCAAAGCCCTAGAGTCAGGAGTAGAACCATCGCGAGCCTCATTAAGACCCGTAACAGTTCTAATCATATTCAAGTAGTGATTGTAGTTACCAATCAGCATTTGAGTTTTTGCAGCTCCTGAGTTTTTACTCAGCTCCTGTATAGGAACTCTCGCCTGATTAAAGTCACCATCCTGAGTGTAGCTTCGTCCAACCACACTACCTGTTTGGAAGTACAGCCTCAAAGCATCTTCAGGATTATAAGTACCACCATTGCCTAAGTCAACTTCGCTCAGGCCATCAGCATCAATAAAAACACCATCAGGAACTGTACGAGCAATAACCTGCTGAAGTTTTAAGTGCGTAAGCTGAATCAAATCAGCAAACGGAATCATCCTCCGCACAATGCTTTCAATCCTGCCCTTGTACATACGGGGAGCGCAGGCCACATAGTTTGGCAAAGCGTGTTGAGATGAAGACTTTGGTCGAACCATGTTCTTCATCATCTCCCACTTGAGAATCATATTAGTCCCCATGACCATAATGCCATCATACCAAACATCAATGGTCTTCTCCATCTTGACAAAGTTGCCCTCCTCCATCATCTCTTCAGGAGGATTGAATTGGTCATCCTTCTCAATCACACGCTCACCCCCGTTGTCAAGCATCTTCTTCTTGTACACCATCTTCTTTGTGGACTTGTAATTGAAGTACAAAAGAGTACAGGTGTCTCTGAAAAAAATGTCATCATCATAAAACTGAGAGACATTGAAGTAGTCATACCAAGATTGACTGTACTGAGATATTTTTTCCAAGTCTTCTTTATTAAGACTTTGGTCTATCTTGTACAGCTCAGTAAGGGGAACAGTTTTTATCTCGCCCCAATAAAAACAATCTTTGAAATAAGGGTCTTCTGTGTAACTATGAACAACATTTGCAGGGTCACAGTATGAAATCTTTACCCCATCTCCGGGGAGGAACTGATGTTTGCTGATTGCTACACCCAAAACAGTTTGGTCATAGTCCAAACGCTTCCTCAAGTGAGCATAGTCATTCTCTTCAAGTATTGTAGACAGAGCTTCTTCCTGCGCAATCTCTATTGAAGGCTTGTAGTTAATCTGCATATACAGAGAAAGCTCCTCGTCATTCGCGGGAAGTTGGTCAGGATTCATTACAAACGGGTCGCTCCCCGTTTTCTCCTGAACAATACTCAAGACATCTTTGGCAACCATCTGCCCCTCAATCATGTCCTGATACTTGCTTCGCTTTGCTTGAGACATTGCATCTTGAGCAAACGCTTTGACTTTAAATAGCCTTTCAGACATTCCATTGACAATGATGTCAACGAACTTTGGTATAACAGGAACATTCTGCCAATTAAGATTGATGTAGGACAAATCCCCATCAATGGCTAGTTCATTTTTATACTGTTGAGTTGACTGCTCTCCACGAGCATACAACCTTAAATTCTGATACTGATTAAACCTGTCGTAAAACTTTCCTCTTGTAGAACTATCTTTTCTAAACCACTCGTACTGAATAGCTTGACCAACCTGAAGGCCAAACTCTACGGTGTCTTTTTCAGCGTCAGAAACAAACTGACTTGGGAACCCCGTTGGAGTTATTTTTATAGAGACCTCCTTCATTAAGATATTTCGCTTTGAATCCCTTTATTGCTATAAGTTGCAAATTTAATGCTTATTTTCTTGGACTCTACTTTTCTAGAGGCGTACATATCTTTTTGACAGGCCATTATAGCTAAGCCCGAACTTATTGAAGCATCGTGCTTTGTTCTATTTGACACATCAAACTTAGCCCAATCTTCAAGCGTCCTATTAAAATACATTATGCCCATTTCGTCAGCAGGACGATAGTCTCCTGTCATGTCTAGCCCCACATACTTTTCAATGTATGACTGAATAGCCGAAGCGTGAGCTTGCTTTATATCTTCAGAAGAGTTGGGAATACCCCCTATTTCTTTTTCGGTTACAGACAATCTATTAAAAGCTTTGTCAGGCCTGTTCATTGAATATCCCCTGTACCCCCTATTTTTAAAATGATACAGCAGTCTAGCTTTGTTGTTTTCAGCCAACAAAGGCATACCATAAAACACACAAGCCATTAAGACATCTTCAAAAAATATCTCAGCAGTCTGTGGTCGTGCTATATACTCAAGGAAGAACTCATTTGTGGGAGCGTCGTCCATGTGAAACTTGGTGAGTCCGTGAAGGGCTCCATTAGAGAACCCTCCGCCCACAGTTCCGGATATGTCGTATGGGTCACATCCGAACGCACCAAGGTGTTCATTACCGGGATACCTCTTTCCATTTTTATCTATGACTTTGTTTTGCAATTTTTTTGGGGGCAACCAAGATACTCTGAACCTACCTCTCTTGTCAGGAGACCAAACTACTTCAGAGTCTTTGACACCATCCTTCCAATGGAAGTTGCCGACAGATATAAACTGACCTTGCATCATGCCGTCGTTATAATCTATCTGCTGATAAATTTTGGTAAGGTTGAGTATAGATGACTTGCTCTCATCTCTAAATGCGTGAGACTCTGTTCTTGGAAACTGTCTGTAAAATTCATTCAGCGCATCGGGGTCATTTTTTAAAGAGTCTACTTCAGCTTCCCAATAGTCAACCGCACCTTGATGGATATATGCATCATCAATGCCCCTGACAGGCTCAGTGGTGGTTAAATGCATCACAGGCATTCCATACCTGTCGATGAATCCTTCCATATTCCATTCCATTGGAATGAACAAAGCATACATCCCACTCTTTGTCTGACCGTTTTTGTTTCGGGTAGACACGCGAGAATCTTCATACAGCTTCTTAAAATTTGACCCACCCTTGTCAAGAGCATTCGATGTAGAACCCATCATGCACTTGCCAATAATCTTAGACCCCAATCGCAAGCAAGTCTTAGTCACTCTCCAATTGTTCAAGATGTTATTCGGCTTTGTCCACTTGCCGCTTTCGTCGTGCGCCAAGAACAAAAGCTTTTCACCATCATAGCTGTTGTCTTCAGTATTCTTCCAATCAATCGTGGTATCCAATCCACTCATGTCTTCATCAGACACTTCAGACATATTCTTCTTGGTAATCTTAGACGCAGGTATGCGGTATGCCAACTCGGTCTTCGGCTTATCCATACCGTCCATGATGGGTCTAAAGAAAAATGGAAGCTTGCTATTTATTGGAACAACCTTGTCGGTAAACATTTTCTTGGCATCAGCACCTGTCTTTGACAAGATGCCAACCCGTGCATTTTTTGCAAGAGTTGCTGTATTGACGCTTTCAGCAGACGACATGAATGAAAATCCTGAACGACGAATCTTCAGATATATCATTCCAAATGAACGACTGTCAGCTTTACAAGCTTCCCAAAAAATAAAAAATATCCTGTTCGCCTCTCGGTAATCAGGATACCCTACATCAATCGAAGCCCACTGAAGGTACATATAGTGAGAGCCTGTAATATATGTAGGCTCTCCATTATTTAGGAACCAAAAACCATCTTCCCTATTATCAAACTCCCCCTCTATGTATGACACCCACTTTGCCTTAAACTCTTTTGGCATCTCGTTCCAATGGAAGATGCTCTGTATTTTATCTAAGACCTTGGGTATCTCATGCCTTTCCCAATACTGCTCCTCTTTCTTTTTGCTTCTTGACCAAACTTTTTTGGGAGCTTTAGGCAAAGCAATCTTTAGGCCTGAGATGTCTACAATCTGACCAATCTCTCCTGTCTTTGAAATAACAACAACGTCATACTTGGGGTCGTAGCCATACTTCCAACTCTTGCTACGATTCTTGTTCGACACAACCGTGCCGGGAATGTGAGAGTCTAGTACAGTATAAAGGCTACTTTGACCTTCTTTCTGCAAATCCTCCAACGGATTTATCTGCTGATTCTGACGCTTCATTCAAGCTTTCTCTTTCCTGCTCTATCCTTGATATTATCTCAAACGCATCGAAGATTGCCAACTTTTTTGTAGCTGCTGCATTTTTAAGCCTGTCAGCAGCCAAATCATTTTCAGGGTCTTCGGTAATAATCTTTTCTTTTGCAACTTTAATAAGTTGTTTGACAGCTTCCTCTGCCGCATCAATAATGTCTGTCCTAGCTTTCTTGGAGTTCATTCCGGTGCATTGTAATATGTCTGTCCATTATCCTGTACATGAGCTGACCATCAACATCAAACTCATATTCGCTTTCAGGAGCAAAGTTTATCAGGTCTCCTTTCTTAATGTTTTGGCTAAGGGTGTATTCACTTGGATACACCATCTCGCCCATAAGCGGCTCATACTCTGCTCCTGTAAACAAGAAAATACCTTTAGGCTCTACGGGCTTTACAAAAGAATGCCTGCCCACTGAGTTCCACTTTCCATCTCTCTTGTACATGAACACCTGCTCATGCTCAATCAAGAAGTAGTCGTCCCTGAAAAAACTAGCTCCGCTTTTACGGCGGCCTTTCATGTCGTTGTAAAACTTAAACACATTGTGGTGGACCAATAGGATGTCACCAATCTGAATGTTGTAAAAATTTTCTATCGGAACCTGAACGACTTCAGCGTACCTGTTTGAAAACCTATGGTCTTCTTCAGAGGTATTTACAATAAACTCAACCCCCGCTATTTCTTTTGTGTTTTTGTACCTGTCACCAACAGGCTTAGCCACAAAACAAAAAGGTGACTTCATTAAAAATCAATTTCATTTTCTACAGAAGTAATAGCCATAGGAAACTGCTTCCAACAATACAGCTCATCACTGTCTGTCTTATTGACGTACACATCATACGTCTGCCCTTCAACATTCTTTTTGATATAGGAAACAGTCGCCTTGCCCTTTATGACAACCTGACCCTCCTTAACTACCATTGCATTTTTGTAGTCAGTGCCTACAACTATTTTCCTTACAAGGCCATCCATTGCTACTGATATTGAACTGTAACAAATCTACGACAAAAAAAAGACGGCTATTAGCCGTCTCTCTGTAAGACCCGATGTAACTCTTAGTCACCATTCAAAACCAAGGAGTCGATAGTCTGTGGGTCAAGATACCGAACGCTTAAAAGAGATTCTCTCTCCTTTAGCTTAGCTAGTTCTTTTTCTTCTTTCGTAGAAGTGTTACCTAAATTTGCAAACATTGAAGCGTTCTTTTGAAGAACTTCATCAATAGCTTTTCTTACAGTTGTACTTTGGTAATAGGGCGTATTCATCCTGTCAACATTTTGTTGTCTCATGGCAAATGTAATTAATTATTAGGTAGTTAGAAATCCCTCTGATAAATCAGTCCCCACTGATTATCCACCCTTGATAGGCTTATAGAGTTTTTTTTAAGTCGGTATCCTACCGATACCATGACGCCATCTTGCAAAGCCCCAACACCCAACACCATCGCGCTGTTGTCAGGCGGAGCAATCACGGCAGTCTTTCTGTTGTTCTTGAATAAGACATTCCTCTGCTGTATGCGGTTCATATGTACAACCTCATTGACTACAATAAAAGCACTGCTGTCGTTCTTAACTGTGTCTGCGTAGTTTACGCGAGAGAAGTAGTCCTTGATGATTGCAGACGTATCAATGTCTGCACGGATAGTGTCCCAAATGTATATGGAAGGAATGGTGTCCCACTTTGTCTTGTAGACGATTGAGTCGATGTAGTGAGGAACAGGAACATGAACCTCAATCTCATGGATAATGGTGTCGCTAGGGAGATGGTCGATAATATCCTTCTCCATTGCGGGCATGACGAGCTTAAACTCTAGCCAAGCAAATACTCCAAAAGCAAGAGCTGCAACTACCACCCACTGCGCAACCTCCTTCAGTATCCTGTTCACGAGGCTGCTTTATTGATAAACTTTTCATAAACCGCTTCTACCATTTTGAGTCCGCCAAAGCCAACGATAAACGCTGTGCCGTACTGCGACGAACCTGTAAGATTAAACCAATCTATCAGAACCGGAGCGAGATAGTTGGCTGACATTGTTCCTGTGACGATACTAAGTAGCTGCTCTTTAAGAGACCTCTTGTTTTTTACCGTAATAAGCGAACCAAAAAAACCACCAATCATAAGCCCGATATTTATTCCAAACTCTCCTAAATCAAACTTCATCAGTATGTCCAAATTACATTAGATACCTTGTCTTTATCGACATCCAAATGTACGAATGTATTAGCGATTCCTATTCGTGTGATGCCCATGTTCAAGGCGTGCTGTACAATCTTACAACGCTTAGAACTTTCAGTGCAGTGGATATCAACGGCTAAGCCTTTTGTATGACTGCTTCCCGATTTCCCCCCAACCTTAGCATTATGCAGCTTTGACCTATAGCCTGAGTTTATTTTGAAAGGAAACCCGCACGCCCCACGAAGCATATCAAGTTTCTCAAGAAATTCAGCGTCCATGTTCTGAGCGCTTCCCGGCATATCGGGACTATCAAACTCTTCTATCTTAAAGTGCTTCATTCTTCTTCATTTGGATACCAATCTTCACCAAGTTCCTTAACAATCTGCAAGCTGCTCTCTTCATCAGGCTTAACCGATTCGTTTGCTATAATAGCATAGTAATCATCTTCAGGGTGTTGCCGTGGGTTTGCCCAATTGTTTGTGATAGACCCCTTGTACTGCTTCACCTCATTGACCTTGGTATTGTAGGCGCCGCACTCTTCTAATGTTCCGATGTAAAAGCTCATGGTTAAAAAATTGAGAAGTGGGTGTTGATGTTCGTCTCGATGCCTCCTTGGGTTGTGGAATTGTTGGCGCTTGGATAAATAATGATTTCTTGTATTGTTCCATCTAAAAAGTCCGCCGTCCCGTTAGTTCTTGCGCCGATACAAGTATTGGCAGTACTCGCCATTGATAGATTACTCGTTCCTGTCATATTACTATCGTCACCGTTCAAATACACATCGATGTTAGATGTGTTCCAAATAGTACTTAATAGTATATGATTATTGTTTTGATTAGAAGCACTACTCTTTGAGGTGTAGCTAGTCCCGTTATATGCAGATACTCGAATTTTTTTCGCCCGATACCCTGAACCAAAACGGTCACTCGCCCCTACTGCTGATTGCAAAAGAACGTCACCACCCGATTCGGAGACACATTTATGAACAATGTATGTGCTATGTGATGCAGCTATTGAGAGAATTGAGGTCAGACCACTAATATCATAATGGTCATCTGTTCCATCAAAGTCGATTGCCGCCTTGCCGCCCTCGGTTACCAATGCCCCCGCACTCACAATTTTAGACTGCTCTGCGTCTGTCGAGTTAGTGGCATTTCTTGTGTTACCTGATTGGTCGTACCACGTTGTGACGAAGCCGTTGTCTGTACCCCCCGTTCCCACATATGCAAGGAGTGCCGTTGTATCCAAATCTCCATTTGCATCGAAGCCAATATCATCCTCATTGCCATCGGATGATCTCCGCACCCTCATTGCACTACCTGAGTAGGTGCTTGATAGCTTCCGCACAGAGTAAGCCGCTGCCGCTCCTGTGAACTCATCAAGGATTCCGGTAAAACTCGAAAGAGGTCTATTAATTCCTGACCCGGTAGTAACTCCTATTTGTATTCCTAATGGAGCCATACTACCAAAGAGCTACAACATTAGTTGCTGTAGTTGATGTCGAAAATAATTTTACAACCTGAACAGGAATGAAGCTGCCCGCAAGAACTCCTGCAAATACAACCTCGTCTCCGCCTACTGTTTCAACTTTAATGTTTCCTGCTCCTCCTACATAAAGAACACAGCCATTATTGTCAGGTCTAAATATTCTGTAGGCTTCTCCTGAAGCCATTATGTCTGCGCTTATAGTAAGCTCCGTTCCGTTAACATTAACAGCAGTAACAGTAGCAACAGTTGAGTCGGTAGTATTGTAGACAATATCCCCTACTCTAATGTTTCTGTTTATGAAGTCGCCTCCTGAATCAACAAGTTTATTTGGAGTTGTCCCTGTGGCTGCACTTGAAAAAGATTCAACAGAAGGATTAGGGATACCAATAGTGTCGCTCTTTATGACAGACAACGCTCTGCCTACTTGAAGTTTTTGATACATCTTTAATCTTGTTTGTAAGGAAACATTCGGTTAAGGGTGTCCTTGCGTTTAGCGCATCCACATTCTTTGCCTGTAACTTTTGATACAGTATTGACAACTTTCTTAATTCCTGTCCTTACTGTAATCTTTTCAACTGAGTCTCCTAGTCCTTTACTTTTCATATTGCAAAGTTAATTGTTTTCGCGGACCCGCTTGGCAATGTCCAAGCACTCACGACTCTTAGCCAAATCACGCTCTTGAGGCTGACCAACCTTGTGTCCTGCACGGAGTTTGTACTCAAATGCGCTCATCTCAAAATGGTGGGCAACTGCTTCAGGTCCCCATATCTTGACCTGCATATCAATGACACTCATGCCATTGAATAAATTGTTGTAGTGATTAGGTACGGTGTGTTCTTTGAAATCTTCACTCATCGCTTGGTATACTTCTTTGTGACTTTGCCTTTCTTGGTATTTGAAACAAACTGCTTTCTGCTGCCGCCCTCAGACTTTTTCTTACGAGCAGTCTTAGCCCTCTCAGCCTTACTCATGCTCTGAGCTTTCTTCAAAGGAAGACAGCGGTCGGGATTCTTTTTGTTCTTGCTTGTGCCGCACTCTCCCTTGATGCTGCCATCAGTTCCAATGCGGACCCACTTCTCGTCCCGCCACTTTTTAAGCTCACCCATTACTTCTTCTTAGTGGAAGTCTTTTTAGACATAGACTTAATTATAGCATCAATCTTTGCAGCTTGACCTTTGTGCATACGAGAAGCAGCTTTTAGCTGCGCAGCTATCTCTTTTAGTTTTTTAGCTTCCATCACTTTTTGCTTTTAGATTTTTTAGCGTAGTTAGGGTCTTTGCAATACTTACTTGCAGCCATGTTCGCATAGGCTGATGGGTAACGGTCAAACGTGCGCTTTGCCCATGCTATTCCTGCAGGACAAATCTTGTTACCTTTCTTCTTACTACTTTTTGTTCGAGCCATTTTTTCTATTACTTTTTCTTAAAGCAAGAAAATCACTCCTAGTAATCTTGTCGTAAGGAGTTGTAGCCGAAGCAATCTTCTTTTGATTTTTGGTAAGCTTAGCCATAATTAATATTTATCATACATATTAGGGTTGTTCTTCATAGACCCCTTCATAAGTTTGCTAAAAGTATGAGCTTGAGCTTTTCCGACACTTGTGTATGGGAAAACCTTCTTCATTGGCTTGCCCGTGTTAGGGCATTTGTAAGTTACTGTTGGCATAGCTTTAATATTTACCCCTTCGGGATTTTGGTGAACTTTTGGTTGAACCTCCTTTTCCTGCCCACAGATGCTTGCACGCCCAATATCTAGGAGTGAGCTTATCCTTAGCAGTATCGCACTTGTGACGAGCTTTAAATGATTTGCGAGCTGCAGCAGAGTAATTATGTCCATACCCCTTAGCTCCAAAGTGAATTAGCTTTTCTTTACCCCCGGAACACGCCTTAACCATT